TCATGGCACGTTATAACCTGCATGATTATCTGGATGATCAGCGTCACTGGCTTGCTGTTTGGCAGGATCACCTTGAGAAGCTGGTTGGTCAGCCTCTGGTTTGATCCCCACGTTATCCTCCCAGGCCAGCAGGTCTGAAAGTCTCCACCTTTTAGGGCTGCCATTTATTTTAGGCTGCGGGAATGGCTGAGCAAAGTAAGAGGGCATCCGGGATGGGGTGCTCCAGAAATAGAGTGTGCTGCGCGATATTTTGTATCTGGACAGAACGTCATCGGTTATCAAAATTTCATCTGATTTATGAGATGTATTAGTCATAAAAACCCCTTAGTTACATTGTCCAGGCAGATGGTGTAGCCGGGTATCAGCTCAACGGAAGCGGAGGCGCACTGGTTGCCCCAGTGGCTCCAGCCTGGCTCTGCGCTGCGGCTGAAAAGCTCAATCCGCGGCACGTCGCCGTAGAGCAGTTCCAGGCGGTGGCGAACTTCCCACGGTTTCTCGCTGTGCGCGCCGAGCGGGCTGTAGACCACCTGCTTAATGCCGGCGTGCTTGCGCTCCAGCCCGGCGCCGCGGGTGGCGATCAACACGTCTTCGGTATTGGCGCGGGTGTGGTTGCCGCCGTTCATGCGCGTCTCAGCATTCAGCAGGTCGAGGAAGTCGTAAAAGTCGGCGACGTCACCCTCTGCCAGGGCCTTGGTAATGCGTAGCTCGGCCAGCTGGTTCAGCTTCACCCAAGTGAATAGCTTCATCGTGCGCACCGTAAATCCCCAGGCCTCGGCCAGCTCGATCGCCTCCTGGTTGTGGGTGCCGGTGTACCACATCGCCAGCACAGCGTTATCCGCGGAGAGCTCCCACACCGGGAGCCGCTTCATATCGAGCAAGCTCATGGTGGGGTAGTGATCGACGGCGGCGCCGTTGCTTATCGTGTTCCCGTAAGACCAGGCCGGGTCAGCATAGATAAGTGAGTAGCGGTTCATAGGACTGACTCCATTTCATCGAAATAGAGTCCAGATGCGATAAGCCGGCGGCGCCGGGCCGCTTTATCAATACATTTCTGGCGGTTGCCAGAGGCGGCCTGAGCTATCGAGCGCTTAGTGAACAGGCGCGTTTTACCCTGCGGGGTAATGACCTTTGGCCTTGTGATCAGGTCAAAGGTGCGATCGCATATGCCATCCTCGTTGAGCCAGGTTTCCGATGCGATCAGCTGTGCAATGCGGCCTTCTCCCTTGGTTATGCCGTTCGCAACGCGGTTAAATTCGACAAGCGTCACGCCGAATTTCTCCGCTATTTCGCTGCCGGTAACGGGGCGGCCGCGCGTCTGAATCATCCAGATCACGCGCTCGCGAAGGCCGGAGAATTTCCCTGCTTTGCCGGGCCTGCGGTAAAATGGAGTGCGTTTCATTTCCACTGCTCCCCGAAGATGAACCCGATCTCAGCCAGCGATTCATCCATCTTGCTGATGAACTCCGGCACCATTTCGTTGAAGTCGGACATGTATTTGTCGTCGCGCTCAACAACCACGTGGTGAATGCCTTCTCGCTTCATGCGAGGGTCATAATTCGCGAAGTACCAGGCATCCTTACCGGTTACCCACATGCTGAATTGCACCTGGGCCATGTAGGCGGATTTGATAGCCTCGAAGCCGCCAAGCCTGAATTTCATGAAGTCGCGAGAGGTGAAAGGGCACTTCAGCTCAAGGCCGCGGCCATCACTGCACAGGCCGTCTGGTGAGCAGGCGGTGCGCATACCTTCGTCACGGAAAAGGATCGGTGACTCCGTTACCTTCACGTCGGTGGTGAACTCAAAAAGAGTGCGAGCGTCGGCCTCATACTGTTTCCCCCAGGCCAGCGCCTTGGCGTTAACTTCCGGCGCCGCGCCGGTGCAAACCTCTGCGAGCAGCGTGTGGAAATAAGACATTTTCATGTCAGTCCACTTGGTGCCTGATCTCGGCTTCGAAATGACGTTATGGACTTCCGAGGCGGTGATCACGCCCAGGCGTAAGCGGTGCCAGGATTCATCTCCCTGTTCAACGCGGGTAACGTCAATGCCAGTTCGATCGAGGATAATTTCTGGTGTCATGTCAGCAGTCCTTATGGTCATCCCATGGCCCAAATCCACCTACATAAACAAAACCGCTAGATGAATCGCGCCCATGTTTATCGCGCTGAAGTCGCTCAATAGAATTTCTGTCAATGGCCGCCTGACGCATCTCTAATGATTGATGGCCTCTACGACGGCCATATTGCTTCCAATAAGCTGCGCATGACTTACTGCAAAACTGCGCCCAGCCTCTTTTTCTGTCAGCAACTCGGGCAAGGAATTTGTCCGGGCAGCACTTGCAGGTCACTTCAACAGTTTTTCCGGTCATGCTGCCACCTGCGCTTTTTTCTGGAGGAAGCTAAAGCCTTTCTGCGCTTCTTCTTCGGTGAGCTGTGATGCCTGGAAAATGTCACGCTTGAAGATGTTGCTGCACAGAGGCAGGAAGTCCTGCTCCCAGTCCTTATTCAGGGACGTCAGGAGGTCAGTAATTGCCTGCAACGTTTCCCCACTGGCCACCAGGGGGAGAGCCTCTGTCGTGTTGCGCGGCGTAACGTCACGCATATCCACTTCCAGCGTTTTACCTTCCATCTCTTCGGCAGTGGGCTGCTGGCCAATTTCAGGCCACGCCTTACGCAGAGCCTGGGCCTCGGCACACTTCGCCAGCTGGCCGTAAGGGCGCTTTTTCCACATTGCGTTTGGCGCGGTAGTGTCGCGGCCGGCGGTGGCATAGTTCTCAACCCAGTATTCTTTCGCGCTGAATTCGACGATTTCCCCGCTTGGCATGCGCTTGCTGACCGTGTACTTGCACCATTGAGGTACGGTCACTTCAATACCGGTAAGCGTCAGAGTGACGTCCGGGCCGAACTCTGGTTCTTTTGCGCCAGCGTAATCACCGGAGCGATCGGCCTGAATCCGATAAAGCCCGATGCCTGGCATAACCACATCGCGCCACTCGCTTTTACCCGACTTCGAGTCCTTAACGCTCATTGGCACCAGATGAACGGGCTTCAGAAGCGGATCTAGGTTTCTGGCCCGGCAGTAGTCCAGCGCCATCATTACCGATTCGTCTTTGGCGCCAGGGTAAATACTGTTTTTGAGGGCGCTCCAGGTAGCGCTGTCAATGCCTCGCTCAGCAAGAGAGCTGGCTGTAATCACAAGTTCGTTAGCCATTGCTATTCCCCAAAGTTAAAACGGGCAGCCGGTGCGGTGATCCCAGTCGTATTCCGCCTGGGCGTAAGCTACTGCCGAGATGAGATCGTTATATGCCTCGCCAGCTGCATCGCTGCGGAGGCCTTCATATGGGCTTTTGTCCATCGGCACAGAGAAGCGGAACAGCCCTGACGGCTCTTTCGGCAGCGAGTCGATAATTTCCTGCGCCCGATCGTCAATCCACTTTTGCTTCTCTTCGGTGAGCGACTGTTCAGCCCATTTCCGTTCTTCGATAGCGTCATATGCGCGGTATGCGTTCATAGCTCGCTCCTGAAATTTGGTTGTAAGAATCCCGGCACCGTAATGGCTGCCTGATAGCTCAGTTAAATTCGTGCGCTGATATGCGTGGTTAATGCGTCCCGGCTGGAACCAGGTTCGGCTCGATATTGCGTGATGCGTATGGCCGGCGGATGTGGCGCAGATTGCCCTGCGGCTCATGCCAGTAGCTGCCGTCGCGATAGTCGAAGCTGACCAGCCAGGCGGCTCCGGTGCGGCGATTGCGCATCATCACGGCGCGTCCGTTGTTAGGAATTGAGTTAGCCATTGAACACCCCCGTAACGTGCAGAATTTTGATAATCAACGCTGTCCAGATAACGCCGCAGATCAGCAGGCAGTAAATCAGTGAACGAATGCCTTGTTTGCTCATTTGCCACCCCAGCACGGATAGCTAACTGCGATAACAGCAACCAAAAACGGAACGACCTTTAACCAAAAATTACGCCATGCAGGCTTGTCTTCTTTGCGGATCATCTCTTCACCTTTGCCTTAAAGCCGGCCAGCTGAGCGTTGTTACGATTACCCGGCGTTGCCGGTGTTGTTTGGATGAGATGATAATAGCAATGAGTATTAACCATAGCAATACGTATTGATATTAATTGATAGCAATGGCTATTAAACCATTGATAGCTAAATGAATTTATTTTTTGCTATTGTGCTGTTGTGCTCAAAAAAACATCAGCAAGGGTGGCGGCATGTCAAATGAGGATGAGTTTTTCACAGAGATGCATCAGCAGATAGCGCAGGTCATCGGGATAGCGGTTATGCAGCTGCTGGTTGAGAAGCGCGAGCCCTCAAGAGAGGCGCTGATAGAGATGATTCAGGTGTTGTGGCAGGGTGAGCAGGTAGATCTGGCGGTAGAGCTGGCACTGGATGTGTTGATGCCGCGGGAAGAGTAGGGCAGTAAAAACCCGGCGCGGGGGCCGGGTTGTGGATTGTAAATAGATAATGATTGTTGGTTACAATATCAAGTTAACTAATCAGATACAGGAGACAACACCATTTACATCAGCTTCTAAAGCATCAATTTGAGCTTTATTTGCTTGTGTTGCCATACCATAAATAGTGTAACTTTTGTGTTGAAGATTGCTTAATGGGCAGCCTTCATGATTAATGATTGCGGCAAGAGTGTTGCCATCTTTAACGTGCTTAACGCGATCATCAATGCTTTCATCAGTAAATAAATGAGGGTGTGTTTTTAATAATTCAGATGTGATTCTTTTTATTTCTTCAGCGTGCGACTTGAATGCTTTTGCAGCGTCGCTTTCGTTGGTTCGAGATCGGTTTTGGACGAATAGATGTAGCTTGGGGAATTCTATTTTACTTTGTTTTGCTTCCTTGTTGAAATCAAGGAACATTTCGTCTTGTTCAGTGCTATCAATAGAAACTCCATAAATCAATTTAACTAAGTTTTTGATACCACGAATTGAGGCAGCATCGGCTGTACATGGAATAATTACTCGATTTGATGCGACAACTCCAAGTTCTGTGTAGCTTGCAAAACTAGGGTTGCAGTCAATAAAAAACGTTTTAGGCCTCTCGGAAATAGTTTTATCTGCCTCAAATGAAGCGATGAGGTCTATCAAAAGTGATCGACTTTTTTTCCAAGCTTCTTTAACCGGTGAGGATCCAATATGCGCAATAAGCCTTGAACAAATATCTAAGTCTACGTCACCTGGTAAAAGATAAAGATTGTTTGGCATTTTTGGATTTACAGAATGAGCCTTAACAAAATATGAAGACTCATTCCCCAGGCGTGCAAGTGGAGAGTTGCTAAAGCGCTCTTTAATGTAACCAGCTATAGTAGTATTTCTATCACGGAGGTTGTTAAGATTTTCTTCTCCAACTCCATTGCCGCCCAAAATAATCTCAGAAACATTTGATTGAGGGCAGGCATCTATAACGACTACATCTTCATCCGAATGCGCTATTGCATACTCGACAGCAAGATTATAGGTCAAAAACGTTTTCCCAACGCCGCCTTTATTGTTCCAGATCAAATATTTCTTATTTGTATCTACCATATCGTTCGCAACTTCCGCCAGTTCCGACTTCAT